GCTCGCAGTCAACGCAGGAAATCCTGGCCACAATGTTCCAAAATATCGCCAACTCCTTCATTCAGATGGCTGCAGAAATCATTGCCAAGCAGCTGGCGATGATTGTGTTTCAGCAAGTGTTGAATGCTATTGGTGGAGGCTTTGCTGGACCTGCTACTGGTGCAGCTGCAAGTGGTGGATACACGCTGCCTAGCGGTGGAGGCTTTGCGCAGGGTTTCTCCATGGCACCTATCGCCTTTGAGGGTGGTGGTTTTACTGGCTACGGCACAAGGACTGGTGGAATTGATGGCCGGGGTGGCTTCCCTGCAATCTTGCATCCCAATGAAACGGTCATAGACCATACACGTGGCGCCCCTGCTGGTGCCGGTAGCGCACCTATTACCGTGAACGTGAACGTAGATGCAAGCGGCACGAAAGCCAGCGGCGACCCTGGCGCTGCCAATGCACTGGGCCGTGACCTTGCCGCCGTGGTGGATAGCCGCCTCGTTTACCACAAGCGCCCTGGAGGATTGTTGGCCCCGCGATGACGTTCACCTTCACCCCGGATTTTCCCTGCACCGAGAGCAGTACGCCACGGGTGAACCGCTTTGCGGTGCCGAATTATGAGCAGCGCACCGGCTTCGGGATTAACCCGATGGTGGACAAGTGGGATGTAGCGTTCAGCGCACGTAGTGCAACAGAGCGAGACAATATCTTCGCGTACCTTGAAGCACGGCGAGGCGCTGTGCCATTTCAGTGGTCAACGCCATTTGGTGAAACAGGATCATTCGTCTGCCCCAAGTGGAGCATGACCCTGGATAGCTGCAACCTCAGCACAATCCGCACGTCGTTTGAGCTGCAGTATGTTGCTGGTGGGCCGAATATTGCAACACCTGTAGCGCCCACTACGGCGTTTGCGTTTGCGCCGGATTTTACAGCAGATCTGAGCTACGACGGCCAGGCAAAGGCGATTGCCTTTGGCGAGGGCTATGGCCAGCGGCTGACATTCGGCTTGCTGCCACAAGAGGAAACATGGCGGCTGCAGTTCCGCAGCCGTAGCAATACAGAGCGGGGGTTGATTCGCAACTATCTGCGCGGTGCCCGTGGCGTTACCGCGTTTCAGTGGACTGATCCACGTAGCGGTGTGGTCGGTCGGTATGTGTGTGCAGAGTGGTCAATAGAGTATCGCGGGTTCAACAATAACAACATCGAAGCTACATTCCGCCGCGTATTTGAGCCCTGATGTCGATCCCCGTTTCTGATCTCCAGGCGATTGCACCTAGCGCGATCATCGAGCTGTTTCAGCTGGAGCTGAACGCTACCCAGCATGGCGTCAGTGAGATTTACAGGTTCCACGCCGGCACCAGCCTGAATGCTAACGGTGAGCTGGTGTGGGCTGGCCAGAGTTACCTGCGGTTCCCGATCGAGGCCGAGGGTTTTGAGTACAGCGGCAATGGCCAGCTGCCACGGCCGAAGGTGCGGGTGAGCAACATCATGGGCACCATCACAGCGCTGCTGCTGAGCTTGCCGGATGGGTTGGAGGGCGCGAAGTTCACCAGGATCAGGACGCTGGCCAGGTATCTGGATGCGGTGAATTTTCCTGGTGGTGTTAATCCCCTGGGCTCGCCAGACCCGACAGCTGAGTTTCCGCGTGAGGTGTTCTACATCGACCGCAAGGTGGTGGAAACCCGCGACGTGGTGGAGTACGAGCTGGCGGCAGCGTTTGACCTCGCAGGGATCAGGGCCCCGAAGCGTCAGTGCATCGCCAATATCTGCCAGTGGGTCTACAAGTCCGCTGAGTGTGGATATACCGGTGGACTGCCTACCTGTGACAAGACGCTGGATGCGTGCAAAGAGCATTTTGGCGTCTACGCCGAGCTGCCGTTTGGCTCATTCCCTGGTATCGGAACTTATACCGTCTGACTATGACCGACTGGCGCACAGCAGCACTTGACCACGCCAGGGCTCAAGACCCGCGCGAGGCGTGCGGCCTGGTGGTTGTGGTGAAAGGCCGTGAGCGGTACTGGCCATGCCGGAACATCTGCACCGGTAACGATCAGTTCATTCTTAACCCAGATGACTACGCGGCGGCGGAGGATGCTGGCGAGATTATCGCGGTGTTCCACAGTCACCCGGCAATGCCACCGCAACCCACTGAGCCTGATCTGGTGGGCTGTGAGAACTCAGGCCTGCAGTGGTGGATCGTCAACCCCAAGACTCAGCAATGGGGCAGCTGCAAGCCCAGTGGCTACCAAGCCCCGTTGATCGGCCGCATCTGGGCGTGGGGCGTTACCGATTGCTGGACACTGGCGCGGGACTGGTACGCGGAGCATGGCCTGCAGCTGCCGGACTGGAAGCGGCCGGTAACACCAGAGGCGTTTGAAGCAGCACCGATGTTTGACCGCTGTTGGAAGGCTGCCGGGTTCCGTGAGCTTGCCGAGGAAGATGAACTACAGGCCGGTGACTTCCTGCTAATGAACATCAGCGGTAGCGGCCTGAACCATTGCGGTGTGTATATCGGTGATCAGCTCCTGCTACACCACATCCGTGGCAGGTTGAGCAGCCGCGACCTATACGGCGGCTGGCTTCAGAAATGCACTGGCCGGAGACTTCGCCATCCTGAGTTCCATAACCTGTAGGGAGGCTGATATGGATCATGCTGCGCGAGATCCGGGTATATGGACGGCTGGCCAAGTTCCTCGGTAAGCGTGTATTCCGCGCTGAGGTAGCAAGCGCAGCTGAGGCCGTTCGGTTTCTGGTGGCCAACTTCCCCCAGCTGGAGAAGCACATGGCCGATCAGCACTACCGGGTCAGTGTTGGCGGTTATGAGCTGAGCGTTGAGGAGCTGCATGATCCTGCCGGGCAGCAGCAGATCAAGATTGTTCCCGTGCTGGCTGGCGCTGGTGCGGTGGGGCGAATTATTGCGGGCGTGGCACTGCTTGCCGTTGGCCTGTTCGTGCCAGGCATTGGTGCGTTAGGCGCACAGCTGATTGTAGGCGTCGGCGCATCCCTGGTGCTTGGTGGCGTTGCCCAGTTGCTGACGCCTGTTCCAACAGTGCCGCAGGGCGGGGATACGGAGCAAGACCCGCGCAAGAGCTATTCCTTCTCAGGCGTTCAGCAGACCAGCCGCCAGGGTGTGCCGGTGCCGATCGTTTACGGCAGATGCCTTGTGGGTTCTGTTGTGATCTCCGCTGGCATCGACACTGAACAGGTGACGGGATGACCAGCGACAGTCCTGCCACTATCGCCGGTGCTGGTGGCGGTGGATCCGGCAAGGGCAGCGGGAGTGGTGCGCAGCGCACTCCATTCCAGTCCCCAGACAGCCTCAACAGTAAGCAGTTTGCCACGCTGATTGATCTGATCAGCGAAGGTGAAATCGAAGGCCTGGAGGATGGGCATAAGTCGATATTCATTGACAACACCCCACTGCAGAATGCCGATGGCTCCTATAACTTCCAGGGCGTTACCGTTCATACGCGGAATGGAACGCAGAATCAGTCATACATCCCAATCGCGGCTGATGTTGAGGATGAGAAGCCGGTAGGCGTTGCCGTTCAGTATGCAGCGCCTATTACACGCACGATTACCGATGCGAACGTAAATGCAGTTCGTGTCACGATTTCAATTCCGCAGCTGCAATCGTATTCGACAAACGGCGATGTTGATGGATCACAGGTTGGCGTCCAGATTTATGTGCAGTACAACGGCGGCGGATATGCCGAGGTTATTGGCGATACGATCGTTGGGCGCACGGGCGATGCGTACCAGCGCGATTATCTGATTGATCTGACTGGTGCGTTTCCTGTTGATGTTCAGGTACGCCGCGATCGACCGGACAACACAAACGCTAACACTCAGAACTCATTTAACTGGTCGAGCTATACAGAGATCATCTATACAAAGCTGAGGTATCCGAATAGTGCACTGGTTGCCTTGCGCATTGATGCGGAGCAGTTTTCGCGAGTGCCGCCGCGATCGTATTTGATTCGTGGTATCAGGATTCGGATTCCATCTAATGCAACAGTTGATCCTAGTAATGGTCGGCTGATTTATAGCGGGATCTGGGATGGAACGTTTGGCGCTGCGCAGTGGTGTAGCGATCCTGCGTGGGTGCTCTGGGACCTGCTCACCAGCACTCGCTATGGGTTCGGCGACCATATCCAGGCCTCACAGCTGGACCGCTGGGCTTTCTATGCCGCTAGCCAATACGCCTCGGAACTGGTGCCTGATGGCTTTGGCGGTTACGAGCCTCGGTTCTCCTGCAACGTCAACATTCAGACGGCGGAGGAGGCCTACAAGCTGATCAATGACATGTGCTCGATCTTCCGGGCCATGCCGTATTGGAGCACCGGCGCGCTGACAATCAGCCAAGACCGGCCGGCCGATTCGACCTACCTGTTCACGCTGGCCAATGTCTCTGAGGAGGGCTTCAGCTACCAGGGCAGCAGCCGCAAGACCCGGCCGACCGTGGCGGTGGTGAGCTACCTCGACCTTGCTAGCCGCGACATTGCCTACGAGGTGGTGGAGGACCAGGAGGCGATTGCCCGGCACGGCGTGGTGACGACCCAGATCAGCGCCTTTGCCTGCACCAGCCGCGGCCAGGCGGCCCGGATTGGCGAGTGGCTGCTGTACTCCGAGCAGTACGAGGGCGAGGTGGTCAGCTTCACCGCCTCGATCGATGCCGGCGTGGTGGTGCGGCCAGGCCAGGTGATCGAGATCAGCGACCCGGTGCGAGCTGGCTCACGTCGTGGCGGGCGGATCCGTTCTGCCACCACCACCACGGTCACGGTGGACAACGCAGCAGATCTGACGCCAAGCGGCGGCACGCTGTCCGTGATCATGCCAGATGGCACGGTGCAGAGCCGCACCGTGACTGCGATCGCCGGCAACGTACTGAGCTTGTCCACTGCGCTGTCCACTGCCCCCAATGCCAACAGCGTCTGGATCTATCAGACCTCCAACATCCAGACCTCAACGTGGCGGGTGCTGGCGGTGCAGGAGCAGGAGGGCGCCAAGTACGCCATCAGTGCGCTGGCTTACAACGCCTCGAAGTATGCCTACATCGAGCGCGGCGCAGTGCTGCAGCAGCGGGACATCACCGACCTGAACGTGATCCCTGCCGCGCCAACCAACCTGCGAGCCGTCGAGGCGCTTTACGAAAACAACGGCCGGGTGCTGTCCAAGCTGATCGTGAGCTGGCAGCCCGTTGTGGGTGTCAATCAATACCGCTACCGCTGGCGCCAACAGAGCGGTAACTGGACGACCTCAACGCAGCAGCGGCCTGATTTCGAGATCTACGACACCACGCCAGGGCGCTACGAGATCGAGGTGTACAGCCTCAACGCTGCCCTGAGGCCTTCAGTGCTGCCGGCGCTGTTGACCTTCAACGTGCTGGGCAAGACGGCGCCACCGGCCAATGTGACGGGCGTGTCGCTGGTGCCGATCGACCAGGCCAGCGCGATCGTCAGCTGGGACACAGCTCCAGATCTGGACGTGAGGATCGGCGGCAAGGTGCTGATCCGCCACACGCCTGAGCTGGTGGACGCTGTCTGGGAGAACAGCATCGAGATCGTGCCGGCAGCGTCCGGCAACCAAACCCAGAAGCAGGTGCCGCTGCTCGAGGGCACCTATCTGCTCAAGTTTGAGGATGACGGGGGGCGGCGGTCACTGAACGCAACGCTGATCGTCGCTGATCTGCCGACGCCCCTGCCGCGCCTGCTGGTGCAGACCTACGCGGAAGACCAGGAAACGCCACCGTTCAATGGCAACCTCACCGACATGTTCTATGACGCCGGGCTGGACGGCCTGGTGATTTCAACCGGTGTTTTCGTTGATGACATGGCGCCCCCCGGCGCAGGCAACGATCTGCTGGCCCTAGAAGATGGCGACAACCTGCTGCTCGAGAATGGCGATCCGCTGCTGGCTGAAGGCGAGGCCGGCGACTGGGACGCGCTGCCCTCGATCGACGGCGTGGGCGGCGTGCTTGGCTCCGGTGAGTACGAGTTCGGCTCGACGCTCGACATGGGCGGCGTATTTGACCTGAACATGCAGCGCCGCTTTGTCACCCGTCCCTATCTACCTTCCGGCTTATGGGATGAAAAGACAGCACTGGTCGACACCTGGAGCGAGATCGACGAAAACAATCTTGATCAGGTGAACGCCAAGCTCTACGTCCGCAGCACGGCCGACGACCCGGCTGCCACCCCGGCATGGGGCGACTGGCGCGAGTTCGCCAATGCCATCGTGCGCGGCCGTGGCTTCCAGTTCAAAACTGTGGCCACCAGCACTGATCCCTCGGTGAACATCATCATCGATGAGCTGGGCTGCGTGGTTGAGCTGCAGCAGCGCACCGAGCAGTCGGCCACGCTGACCAGCGGTGCCGGCACCTATACAGCAACATTCGCTAACCCCTTCTACCAACCCCCCAGCATCGGAGTGACAGGCTTCAACATGAGCACAGGCGACTACTTCACGATCGGCTCCGTGACGCGCACGGGTTTTCAGGTAACCTTTAGGAACAGCTCGAACACGGCCGTGAGCCGCCAGTTCACCTACACCGCCATTGGCTACGGCCGGGAGATCACCTGATGGCTCAGCACGACTACAACATCGCCAACCAGTCCGGCCAGGCGTTCCGTGCTGACCTGAACAACGCGCTGTCCGCGATTGTCAGTAGCAACAGCGGCGCATCGGCCCCCAGCACCACCTACGCCTATCAGTGGTGGGTGGACACCAGCACCACGCCAGCAACGCTGAAGCAGCGCAACAGCTCCAACAACGCTTGGCTGACGATCGGCCAGCTGGACACCGCCAACCTGGGGCTGATCCCCGCCGGGGGCGCCAGCATTGTCAACGCGGACGTGAACGCCAACGCTGGCATTGCCTCCAGCAAGCTGTCATTCACCAACGCCACCGGCGCCACGGCGCGGACGATCCAAAGCAGGCTCCGCGAAACTTTCAGCGTCAAAGACTTCGGCGCTGTGGGTGATGGCGTTGCGGACGACACCGCTGCGATCCAGGCAGCCCTTGATGCGGCCGCCGGCATGTATAACCAAGTGGCGTTTCCGCCTGCCGGCGCGGCCTACAACCCTCCCATCGTCTTGTTCCCTCCTGGCGCCTACAGGCTCACCGACACGCTGAACGTCTACAACGGACTCACGCTGTCGGGGATGGCAGGCGTGCCGTATACGGTTGAGCACACCCGCTTGATCATGGATACTCAGGGCGGGACGGTCAACCTGACGAAGAACATCCTCAACCTCACAAGAGTATTTCAGGGCACTGTTCGCAGCAATATCTTTGTCACGACTATTGAAGACTTAGGCTTCTGGATTACAAACCCTGGCTCAACAATTCCAGGCAGGGGCGGCACTGGCTGGTCATATGATGGCGCCAAGGGTTCACATATTTACTGCGCCGAGCCTTGCGTTGATACCAGGATCAGACGCTGCAACTTCTACAGCTCGCCCAACTCGGCCATTTACTTTAACGGATCATCTGTCGCCTTCTTCAACGTTGACCAGTGCGAGTTTGATACCCCTCAAGTGGGTATTCGCATGAACAACTGCGCGAGCATTTGGCCGCAGGTTAATCAAAGCCGCTTTTTTGGTGGCTTTTGTCAAATATACACGACCAATTGTGGAGGTCAGATTCAAGTAAATGGATGCGACTTCCAATCCAATGGCCGCGTATCCATCTCTGGGACCACGCAACTAAGCAAGCTAACGTTCACATCTAATCTTCACGACGGCGCTGGGGTTAGCGATAATTCCCTGTTTGCCAGCAACGTAAAGTGTGTTGTTGTCAGTGATAACTATTTTGGCGTGTCAACTGAAAGCGCTATATTGCTAGAAAACGTGGATGATGGCGTCATCTCTGGCAACACAATCGACTCGCCCGGATACAACACGTCAAATTCCACTGCTGCGTTAGCTCCAGCAGGCATTCGACTGATTGGCTGCAAGCAGCTTTCTGTTACCGGCAACTCAATCAGGACCGAGACCGGTGGCACTTACAACGGTTTCGGCATCATCTCCTCCTCAAGTGGTGGCAGGACTTCAAGATCTCTTTTCTCTGGCAACTACATTGCTGCTGCATTTAATGGCGCGTCCCATCGCGGTCAAAGCCGTCACCTGAACGTTGAGACCACGGACTCGCTGGCAGGGAATCAGTTTGAGGCCAGCGCAGTCGAGTATCGGCTGCTTCGGACTAGGGCTGGCATCCACTATGCATTCCCACTTACCTATCAGGCTACATCTGGGAACGCCTTTATTGCATTGGACGACACTGCGTCATGCCGTGCTTACGTGCACGTTGAGCAGCTATCCTCCAATTCCAGCCTAGAGTTTGAAGTCATCATCAGCAGGACCAACTTCGGTGGCACCTATTCCATCAAGAGCGTGAACAGGGATGGGACAGCTGGCGTCGGCAATGGCCCCCATGTTGTGTCGACTGGCAACACCGTGGCGTTCAGTATTTCTGGCAGCTCCCTGCAGATCGCATTTAGCTACACAAGCGATGCGATGCTTTATTCGGCTGTCGTTATCGGCGCAGCCCGCGTCTAACACTGGAGAATCACCATGGCGCTTACCGTCACACTGCAGGCCCGCACTCAATTTGGCGAAATTGAAGTGCCAGATTGCTACGTTCGCGTTTCGGATGTCGAGGTGTCCAAAGCTGAAGCCGGCGCTCGCGTTGTGTTTCTGAAAGCTGCGGACGGTGGCATCCTTCAGGAGTCACATCACGTTTTCCCCTACGACATCGAAGGCGACAACCCGATCAAGCAGGCCTACCTGCACCTAAAAACTCTGCCCGAGTTCGAGGGCGCCGAAGACTGCTAATCCCCTCGCATAAGGACCTGTGGCAGCACGCAAGACCACCGACCTAACCGCGCTCACGACGCCCACCGCCAACACATTGGTGCCGGCGGTGGACCTTGGCGAAGCGCTGCCATCGAACCAGAACAAGAAGCTGCAGCTCAGCGACCTCACCAAAGGCCTGAGCGCAGCCACTACTGACGCCGCAGGCGTGGTGCAGTTGAGCACAAGCACCTCGAGCACCAGCACCAGCCTGGCCGCCACGCCAAGCGCGGTGAAGTCTGCGTACGACCTGGCGGCTGCAGCGCTGCCGAAGTCAGGCGGCACGATGACCGGCGTGATCACCTACGCCAGCGCGCAGCCCCGGCTGGTGCGCGAAACAGCCAAAGCCACCACCAGCGGCACATCCATCGACTTCACTGGTCTGCCGACGTGGGTGAAGCGGATCCAGGTGGCCTACAGCGCCGTGTCCACCAATGGCACCAGCCGGATGTTGATTCAGGTGGGTGCTGGCTCAGTTGAAACAACCAGCTACGAGTCCGCCATCAGCACGATCGGCACCGGCGTCGCTTCGACCACAAGCACGGCCGGCTTCATCGCAGATGGCCCCGCACTCGGAGCGCCAGGGCAAACGATCTCAGGCGTCATGACCCTGATCAACATCAGCGGGAACCTCTGGGTCGCGTCCGTGGCCGGCTCTGGCGGGACCGTTGGCGCCGGAACCTTTGTCGGCGGTGGAACGAAGACGCTTTCGGGCACGCTCGCGCGCTTGCGCCTCACCACAGCCAACGGCACCGACACGTTCGATGCTGGATCCGTCAACATCATCTACGAAGGCTGATGGCCGTCAAATCCAAGACCGGCACCGCCCGGATCGATCACCAGCCCGGCCCGCCGAAGAACACCCGCCAAGGATTTGGCCAACATTCGCGGCCACGCCGTAGAGGTCGCAAGCCTTTGCGGGGACAAGGCCGCTAGCACGCCGCGCGGCTTTATGCACCATGCCCTTGGCTACAATGAGACCAAGCCAGGGGCATGTTCGGCATCGGTGCGATGCTGATCAACATCCAGATCCACTCCGCCAGGATGGATGCCTCGGTGCAGCAGCTGGTGAAGGGGATCGAGGAGCTGAAGACCGACAGCAAGGCGCAGCTCGAGGATCTCGACCGCCGCGTGCGCCAGCTTGAGATCCGTCGGTAGCCTGAGGGCAAAGACATGCTGAGCATGGACCGCATTGCTGATTACGTCGCCTTGGCAGTAGCCGTTCACGGCGTCGCCTTGGTGATCGTCAACCTCACCCCGACCCCGAAGGACAACGAAGCGCTGAGCAACATCTCCCGCTTGGCAGTGAAGCTATATCGGGCCCTGGAGATTCTTGCCGGCATCGTCACCCCTCTTGCCAAGCGCTGATCATGGTTGAGGTTCTGGCGGCTCTTGTCGGCGCCGTGGTCGGCATCGGCGCCAGTGGTGTTGGCAGTTTCATGCGCCGCGATGAGGAAGCGGGCAAAGCCGTGATTCGCCTTACTGCAGCTGTGGAGCACATCGCTGGTGAGGTGTCAATGCTGCGCCAAGAGATCAAGGAAGACAGGCAAGAGCTGTACCCACGCTTGAACGGCATTGAGCAGCGACTGGCCAAGCTGGAGGCGAAGACGTGAGCACTGTTGCCAAGGTTCGCGCTGCTGTTGAACACGCGATCAAACAGGGCACGCTGAATCCCCAGCAGCTGGCCGCTTTCAGCTGGCTGGATGAACACCTGACGCAAGATCAGCAGCAGGGCTTCACCGAGCTCTGGCGTGCCGAAGGTAGCCCTGCTGCAGCGCCAGAGCGGCTGCCTGCGCCGTTGTGGCTGGCACCAGCCTTGCGGTTAATCAAGGAGTTTGAGGGTTGCCGCCTAGTGGCATACCCAGACCCCGGCACTGGTGGTGTGCCATGGACCGTGGGATGGGGCACCACTCGACTGATTGATCGCCCCGTCCGCCAGGGTGACACCATCACCCAGCAGTTCGCTGATGAGCTGCTGCTGAACGAGGTAGAAAACCTGTTCGCCCCTGGCCTGTTCACCCTGCTGCCGCTGGCTAAGCGCTGGCGACCGGAGCAACAGGCGGCGCTGATCTCGTTTGCGTACAACGTGGGCCTGGGAGCGGTGGAGAAGTCCACCCTGCGGAAGCGCCTCCTGGCTGGTGAAGACCCCGCCACGGTGGTGCGCGAGGAGCTGCCCCGGTGGAACAAGGGTGACGGCGGCAAGGTGCTGGCCGGCCTGGAGCGGCGCCGTGCTGCTGAGGTGGCGCTGTTTGGTGGTGGGCAGGTGCCGGC